GCTGAATATGTTGAGGTTCATAAAGGACCGAAGACTGACATAGAACTTGAAGAGTTATGGGAGTGGCGGCAAAAGTTGTTAGGTTTGAGGGTTATTACGGGATCGGTTGCACGTTCCCGGTTACCTGCGGATGAACAGCATTTAACTTTACGTGAACGTGAAAATAAACTTGTTACTGAAGCAAAAGCACAAGGTAGAAACATAGAGAAGGTCTGATGGCGCGCAAGTCCCGTGCGGAACAATTTAATATTATTTCCCAAAAACTGAGAGATTCTGCTCGTTGGCGGGAAGACATGGGTTACGATGGTCTGTGGATACGCATGGTGGATTTGTACCGTGGTAAACATTGGCCTAACACCACTATCAATAACAATGATTTAGTTGCAGTTAATCTTGCCTTCAGCACTGTTAATGTTATTGCACCTAGTGTTTCTGTTAACTACCCTAAAATAGTTGTTTCCCCTATAGTGTTTCTGTTAACTACCCTAAAATAGTTGTTTCCCCTAATGAACCTGAAGATCAGGACAGGGCAGCGTTTGTTGAAGCGATAACTAATTATGCGTGGAGGCATCACGATTTCCGTAAACCTTTCCAAAGGTCTGTTAGAGATTTTCTAATTTTTGGTCACGGATGGTTGAAGGTAGGTTGGAAGTTTGTTGAACAGGAAAGAATGCTCAGTGATAATGAACGTGGCATCATGTTCGATGAGGCTGTTGCAGAAGCAAACATTTTAGCAACTGAAGATCCTGCGTTGGCAACAGAGTTGCCTAACGATCAACAGATCGCTGCTGGTATTCCTGATTCTTCAATGGAGGTTGTAGAAGATCAACCGTTTATTGAAAGGATTTCTCCTTTCGATATGTATATTGACCCTGAGGCTACATGCTTAGATGATGCGCAGTGGATTTGTCAAAAAGTTATTCGTCCTGTTGAAGAAGCGAAAAAAGATAAACGTTACAAGGCTAGTGTTCGTAAAAGGTTAACTGCTGATTCTAGGGTTTCACCTACTCTTTCTTACACTGATAGGACTGTTCAGGAAGAGTATTTAACTGAGGTGGATCGAGTAGCGATCTACGAGTTTTATGACATTGAAGAGAACACGATGTCTGTGTTCACTTTAGAGAGTGACGAATTTTTAGTAGATCCGATGGCTATGCCTTACGCTTATGGTCAGCCTTTTGTAATGTTACGAAATTATGATGTTCCTGACTATTTTTATCCAATGGGTGATTTGGAATCAATTGAGTCTCTGCAATTAGAGTTAGATATGACTCGTACACAATTAGTGAATGCCCGTAAACGCTATGCGAGAAAGTATTTGTATCACGAACGTTCGTTTGGTCCTGAAGGTCGTGAAGCATTAGAGTCGGATGAGGATGGTCGTCTTGTTCCTGTTGTGGATGAGAATAAGCCTTTAAGTGAGGTTGTTATTCCGATGCCTCAAACACCTTTGTCTCCTGAGGTTTATAATATGTCTGCGATTATTGAGCAGGACATTAATACTGTTTCTGGTGTTTCTGAGTATGCTCGTGGTCAGATGCCTGAGATTAGGCGTACTGCTACGGAAGCGTCTATTATTGCTGATGCTGGTAATGCGAGGGTTTCTGAGAAGTTGGCGATTGTTGAACTTGGTATCAGTGAATGCGCTCGTCGTGTTATTCAGGTTATGCAACAGTTTATGACTGGTGAACATATTGTGCGTGTTACTGCTAAGGCTGGTGCAGATTTGTTTGTTCCTTATAGCAGGGATGACATTGTAGGCGAATATGATTTTAGTGTTGAGGCTGGGTCTACACAGCCAATAAACGACACTGTGCGGAAGCAACAGGCGGTTGCTTTGATGAATGCGATGGCTCCGATGATCGGTACGATTATTGATCCGGCGGCTATAGCACGTTATGTGCTGCAAAATGCGTTCGACATTAAAGACCCTGACAGGTATTTGATGCAGCAGACACCCGGAGTTCCAGAAGCCGAAGGCGCTGTACCCGGATCTGCTCCTCAGATGGGTGGCATGGGTGGTGGAATGCAAGCAGGCATGGGGCAAATACCGCCCCAGTTGGTGAATCAACTTCGTGGACAAATGGACATGGGGTTACCTGATTTATCATAAAGCGGGACAACCCGCTATTTATTAATAGGAGCAACCCTTAGGACTCCAAAGGAGAAATACATATGAGTGAGGATGTAATGGAATCCACGGAAGTGGACAATTCAGAGTCTTCAGTTGAGGTTTCAGAGGAACCTTCTGGTGAAACATACGCTGTTAAGGTGGATGGAGTAGATCAAGAGGTCAGCCTTGAAGAACTTCGGGACGGATACCAAAGACAGTCGGATTACACACGTAAGACGCAGGAATTGGCTTCCGAACGTAGACGGTTACAGCAAGCAGAAGCGATAGTGCAGTCTTTGGAGTCAGATCCAGATGGCACAATCAAGGCTCTTGGTGAGGCTTTCGGGGTTACACCTGAGGAAGCCCAACAGGAATATGACAGTTGGGATACTTCAGATAACTCGGATAAGAAGATCAAGGAACTTGAAGCGCGGATTGATGGTTATGATCGTTTGCATAAAAAGCAAGCATTAACGCAGCAAGTTGACAACTTAAAAGGTAAGTACGGGGATTTTGACGAATCTGAACTTTTTCAGCATGCATTAAAAAATAAGATCGGAAACTTAGAAGCCGCATTAACGCATTTGCGTTATGGTGAAGTTTCGGATAAAGCAAACAAATTGGAAAAAGAACAGGAACGTACAGAAGCAAAGAGGGACGCATCAGTTGTGGAACCTACGGGTTCTAAACAGGCGGGTTCTTCAACCTCAACTATCGATAAGCCGTCTTCGGTTCACGAAGCATTTGAAAATGCTAAAAGGGAACTGGCTGCTAAATAAACCATAGATATTAGTGAGGTAAAGAAAAATGGCAGCGGGTAACGCTAACTTTGACGAGATTCTTTCAACCACGCTGAAAAACTATATCCCTAAACTGACTGACAATATTTTCACGGCTAGACCACTGTTCTACGCTTTGACAAATGGTCAGACAATTAGGCGTGTTTCAGGTGGTGCGAATATCGTTGTTCCAATTATTTATGGCAAAAACTCTACTGCTGGTTCTTACGCTGGTACAGATACTATTTCCACAACTGCTCAAACAGGCATTAGCGCTGCTGAGTATTCATGGAGACAGTATGCTGCTACCGTAACAATCAACGGTATTGAAGAAGCCAAGAATAATGGTGAAGCACAAATCATTGACCTTCTTGAGGGAAAGATTTTCCAAACTCAGGAAACTATTATTGAAAACATGAACACCATGTTCTTCGGTAACAGCACAGGCAATGGTGGTAAAGACTGGATGGGTCTAGCGGCTCTAGTAGGTCTTGGTAATGACGACGGTTCAGCCGCTCTTGCGGGTATTGACGCTACTGACGGAGACAACTCGTGGTGGAGATCACAAGTTCAAAACGTAGGTGGAGCAATAACTCTTGCAAAAATGGCAACATCATATAATGATGCTTCCGTTGGTAATGACCAACCAACAATTATAATCACAGGACAGGCTCAGTACGAAGCGTACGAAGGTCTTCTTGATGGACAGATTAGGTACACTGACACCGATATGGCTGATGGTGGATTCCAAAATCTTCTCTTCAAGGGATGTCCTATAACATTTGATGGTACTCTCGAAGGTGAAGGCAAAATGTACATGCTTAACACCAAGTACCTTCAGTTAGTGGCTCACAGCGACGTTTGGTTTAAACCAACTCCGTTTGTGCGCCCAACCGACACAGATGCGGTTTACTCTCAGATACTTTGCTACGGCAACTTAACTACAAGTAACCGCGCCCGTCAAGCATACTTGTATGGTATAACACCTGCATAGTTTGATGGCATAGGGGTAGTTTTTACAGGAGTTTATTATGGGTAAGTATGAACAGCATGCGTATAAGAAAAACGCTAGACCAGCAGGGGAACCTGCGGCTGGCAGGAATTTCCGGGATGCGTCACCACGGCCTCAGGCTGTTGGACCATCACGCAGAATTCATCGACACCTACTAAAAAAGTAAGTAGATTTAAAACCAAGTAGGGGTTTGTTTTGCAACTTAGTACTATGCGCACTTATGTGCGCAATGTAGTGGATATTGACACCACGGATATAGCGGATACTACTTTGAACGAATTTATTCGTGAAGGGTATGATCTGATTGTTTACTCAGAGAAACGTTGGCCGTTTTATGAAGTGGCTGTGTCGTTTCCTACAGTGGATGGTAAAAAAGATTACACCATGGCAGAAATTTCTGATGCAATGGAAATCACTCACGATGGTGTGGATTTTAAAGGTGGTTCTGCGCCAACCAATCTGAGTTTAAGAGAAGTTGCTGCAATAAAAACAGATAGCCACATTTTAGAATTTATAGGTTACGACGTTGGGGATATCATTTATCCTCTGAATCGCACTCCGGGTGGCACACCTTACTATTTTTCAATGTGGAATCAAGGTGGTAGTGCTTCTGCTGCTGTGAGTGGGCAATCAATCAGGTTGTACCCCACACCTACTGGTGTGGAAACCCTTTATGTCAGGGGTTACCGTAACGCTGTTGATTTCGCTGGTCAGACACCGATATATCGTAACGCGATATCAGATGCTGACACTCCTGATTTGCCTATAGCGTTTGACAATGTTTTAGCGTTGTACGCTATTTATAGGGCTTATCAACAGCAGGAAGATGCTGGTATGGGGCAACAGTATTACGCCCAGTTTATTGGCGAATTAGAAAATCTTCGTGCTAGGTTTGAGGACACTCCTGCTCCGCAGCCTGTGTTGTTAAATTCTGTTAATGCTAGTCGTTGGCGAGCCAATTCCATTCTTCCTAATCGTTTACGTTATTCGTGGGAATGGTAAATGGGTTTAAACGTATCTTTACCTCCTCCTCCTACTACTGAATCGTACCGTTATGATGAGAAATCTAATTTCACTGGTGGTTTAAACTTCAGGGCTGATCAGTTTAATCTTGGTGAGACTGAATCTCCTGAGATGTTGAATGTTTCTGTTGATCCTAGGGGTGGTGTGCGTCGCAGGGATGGTATTAAGCGTATTAATCCTACTGC